TTATAGCAGTTTCTGTGTACCCTTGATTAACGGTAAGGTCAACAATTCTATCTGCAATGCTTTCACCTAAACCGTATTGTACAGCAAATGCTTTGGCTAAATCAAAAGCACTTTGACGTTGTTGTTGAGTTTTTAATGATTGAGTTAATTCAAATTGGCGTCTTTGTTCTGCGGCAAGAGCAGCACCAGGGTCTGGTGGTAATGGTGCAGCAGCAACCGAAGTGTCACCATACACACCAGAAGGATAAAGAACTTTATTTATTTGGTCATCTAATGCTGTAAGTTGTGCTTTAGTAGGATTCTTAGGAATTTTAATATTAATATCTCTACCTAAAGATTGAGCAAGTTCTACTCTTTGATTTAAATATTCACTTCTAGAAGGTTTTTTTGGTGCCATTTATTTGCCCCCGAAACTAAAACCAAAATCAGTTAACACATTCTTCAACGAACCAAGAACAGACTCAGTAGCATTATAAGTATACTGCCACGCAGGATTCTTTTTAACTTCTTTAACAAAATCTAAAGCATTCATGCCATTAACCAAACCAGTTTGAATAAGAGGATTCTTAATATCAGTAATACTTTCTTCTAAATATTGACTTGCGTATTGAAGATACGGAGAAGCAACATCCCTTAAAGTAGCACCAGCCTTAAACCTTTCAGCAAAATTAGGATACATCTGAGCAGCCAAATCAGCATACTGTTTCTTTACTTGACCGACACTAGCACCGCCAGTTCTAATCGCATCAAAAACATAATTCTTAAACTCTGAAGAAGTCTTATCAATAGTACCACCATAATCATCTATTGCTTTATAAATGTCATTAGCATATTTTCCAGCCTGACCAGCAATAAAATTGTTATCAAACTTAACAGAATTAAAAACTATCTCATCTAACTGAGTACCCTTTAAACCAAACAAAAGAGTTTTCTTGGCAAGGTCTTGCAATTCTAAAGTTGAAGGAACAGGTGCACCAATAGTTAAAAACTTGTTTTTAATTTCATCAAGTTTTAATCTAAACTTTTCTTGATAACTAGCAGGGTCCAATAAAAGGCTTGAAAAAATTTCTTGTTTAACATCTGCTGAAAACTTTTGCCAAAACTTTGTTTGCTGCAACGCAGCCTTTAATGCTTTCTCAGTCTCTGGACCTTGTTGACCTTTAAAGTCTTGAAATATTTTACCAACTTCTTTATCGGTAAGGAAAGCCCTATCAATCATTGCTGCTGTTAAAGCAAATGATTCACCTTCATTTTCAAAACCAGCACCAGTAGTAGCGCTGGCTTCCATGCCCTGTGCGCCTTTATTTATATTTCTCAAATTAGGATTTCCCGCAATCTGTTCATTGTAAGTAGACCAATGTGTAAAGCCTTCATTCTTACCTTGCTTTTCTTTAGAACTCCACAACTTGTATGCTGCTTTAGCGTTAGTTAATGGGTCATACAATTCTTCATTTGATTTAAGACCAAACCATTTCCTACGTTGTTCACCCATCTTAGGATTTCTTGGGTCATCATCTTTCATATTAATTTGAAATAGACCGTAAGATAAATCTCTACCCTCTGGATTAAAAGCCCTAGTATTATTAGTAGATTCTAATTGAGCAATCTTAACCATAGTAGGAATAGCAGACTCAGGAAAACCTGCCTGTCTTAAAAGTTGTTCAATCTGTCCTTGGCTATACTGCATTAGGATTTTCACCTAAAATTGGTTTATTAATAAATTGTGTTTCGTTTTCTAAATCACTTACCAAAGAACTTAAAACATTATTAAACGTTTTATAACCACCAAAACCTTCACCATATTCTTGGGCACCAGGTGTGGCTAAAGTAAACTCGCTTGCAAAATCATTAAGGTCTGCTTCAGTAAAACCACCAAGAGTTGTATCAGGACCTGCACCCATACCAGGAACAGAACGAACTGGATTACTTGACGCTTCACGTTGAAGAGCAGTAAAGAATGCTTGCTTCTCTTTATCGGTAGCACGGCGTCCAACGTACTCAATATAGGCTGCATCAACTTCAGCATCAGCATCTCTTCTAGATGGAACGTAGGCTGTTTCTTGCGAAAAATCAGGTTTAAAGTTATTGGCAAAATCATCATAAGTAAATGCTTCAGTATCATCTATAATATTTTGATAATTTTGAAGACTGTAAACATAAAGAAAAGCATTAGTTGCTGTACGAAAGAATGAATCAGCAACACCTTTTTGAGCCAGACTACTTCTTACTTGTGGTAATTGAAAACCAGCACTTTCATAAAAACCTTTATCTAATAATACTTTTTTAAATTCATCAACCCTGTTATCTTTAATTAAATCAGCAATTAGTTTTTCTTGAGCAGTAACAGCATCATAAGCAACAGCAGTAGTTGTCATTTCTGAACCCATGTAAGATTTTTGAGGAACAATAACCGCAAAACTTGGATTAAGGTCCCCACCTTTTCCTGCTAAAGTTTCTGCTTGTTCATTTGCTGGAAGAATAAATGTTATAAGACCAGAAGTAGGGTCTAAACCAATACCTTTACTACCAAGAAGAATTGCTTTATCAACAACCATTCCTTTTTTGTATGCTGGTAATTCTTCTACTTCTTCTGCTTGATAAGCAGTATCATCAGGGTTCCAGTTTTTAAAATCAACAATAGATGATTTAGGTTCAGGTTTAGGTAATTCAATTTCTTTTGCTCTATTAAGTTTAATTAATTCATTTGAATCAACATAAGTAGTACGACTTATTGTGTCAATCTTAACACCAGGAACTTGTTTTAATTCTGCTGCAGTTAAAGAAATAGTAAAACGTTGAGGTAAAGCCATACTGTCAGTAGCAGAACCTAAAGGTTTTTGACCACTAACCCCAAGAGTGGGTTGATTATTTTTACCTATAGTTGAAGGCCTAGGCCCCACATATTCAAAAGTATATAATCCAGTAGTCTCATCATACGTACCGTTAACTATCATTTAATTTGTGTATCCCTACTTAGGTCTTTTAATATTGGAATTAATATTGCTTTATTAGCCTGACGAACAGTGTAATCAATATTACTTAATACAGATAAATCAGCAAGGGCTTCATCCCTAACCATTCTTCTAAATGAAGAACTCATACCATTATCGCTATTAATCTTATAAGCAGTCTCACTCATAATTTTTAACGCTTTATTTAATCTATCTCTAGTAGCAGGTTCCATTTTAACAGACTCATCTGCTAAAAGATAAGTTAAATTAGTAAGATATTGTTTTTCTTTCTCAACACCAAAGTCACCAGTAGCAAAACGTTGTCTTAATAAAGGATTAGAATTAAGAATCATCTCTTGTGCCAAATTCATTTGAGCACCGATTTGTTTAATAGCAGTAGTATCAGCAGTTCTGCTAATCTCTTCTGTTGCGCGTTCTTCTAAATCAAAATAGTTTTGTCTATCAACAGCGATTTGAACTTCGCGTAAATAGGTTTCTAAATCCCTATTATCAATTAATTCAGCAGCCTCAAACCAAGCATAAGTAGAAGCAGTAAATTCACCAACACTAGGTGCTGCCAACCATGCTGCTTCACCATACTTATCAATCAAACCTTTGTTTTTAATATACCAATTTTTAACTTCTTCGGTTTTCTTAAAAGCAACATCTGTTGTTTTCTCTGCACGAGAAACAGTGTAAATAAGTTTATTAGGATTCTTGCCAATATAGATGGCTAATGCTTCCTCATATGGGTCATCTATTCTAGGATTAGGGTTAGATAAGACGCCTTCAAAAATGTCAAAGAACTCTTGTCTAACACTTACAACGCCTACTTCTTTTAGAAATTCAGGTATATCTTTAGTTTCTTTTAACGTAGGAGAAACAGGTATTGGAAGTAAACCAAGTAAGTTACGCATAACAACTAAGTTATGTCCTGATATACGAGTATTCTTAATGTACTCATATTGTTCTTCAGGTGTTGCGTCAACAGGTAAACCTTTACCGTGTGCTGCATTGTAAGCAATTACTTGATGAACAGCAGATGCTTCTTGTTTGTCCTTTTCACCTTTACCAATAATGCTCCACAATCTGTTTACAGATAATGGAAGTATGGCTTTTGTTAAATCTAAATTATCGCCAATATCGCCAAGAAGAATGTTATCAAGTTTATCTGCAGCATATCTGCCATCTGGCCCTAAACGACCAAGAATTGATTTAACTAAATAAATATTTAAACTTGCTAATGGACCAGATAAGGTTGGTGTTGTAGCATCAGGTCCAAATGATGGGTTTAGTTGCTGTAATTTGAAAGTAAAATCACCAACAAGTGGTTGACTGTACCCAGGTTTTCCACCAGTTAATACCCTTAAAGGCTTATCAACTACTTGGAATATTAGGTCATCCATAGGCATAACAAGGTACCCTTGACCCTGTGCATCTTCGTGAATAAACCCTGAAGCACTTAAACCTAATGCGCTAAGACGCATTCTCATAATTGTTTTTAATGAATGGTCTTTTAATCTGTATATTCTTCTAATAAAATCTTCTGTTGCACGATAAAAACGTGAACCGTTACGCATATTAAAAGCAAGCGCTGTTCTAACATCAGGATTATCTGCAAACTTCATAATTGAATTTAATGCATCTTGAACAGAATATTCAACCATTGCTTTTGCTGTTAATCCATCTGCATATTCAATTGCTTTTGAAAACTCTTTTTCATTAAGTTTTCTACCAAGTTCAAATTCTTTATTTGATATAGACTTAGAAAGCATTTGGTCAAAATACGAGTCTCTAAATCCACCTTTACGAAAGTTATTCATTCTTTCAAGATAGAAAACCGTAAAAGCAGGTGTACGAAAATATGATGTTACTTGCTGGTCCATTGCTTCAAATATTTTAGTACCATATTCAGCAAAGTATTCTTTTAAGTTAGTTGGTCCTGCTTGAAATGGTACCAGTAAATCACCAGCAATTAGGTTATCTTTAACAAGTTCATCAAATTCTTCAATAGGAAGTTGGTTCCATCTAAAAGTTGTAATTACTTTATCTATTTCACCTTTAGATATTTTCTTAATACTTCCTTGTTTAACCCTATTAAACAATTTAGTATTGAATACACTTAAATCTGCTGAACCGTGAAATGATTTACGTAAATCTAAGATATGTTGTTCGGCCCAACGTGTTAAAATTTCTAAATCTGAGGCTGAACCTTTTAAAGCAGCGTACTCAGATAAAGAATTTAGAAGATTACGCCCAGGACCATCTGCTAATTCTTTCATTGGGTCAACTAATAAACCTGATTTAACATCTCTAACTAGGTCTAAGTATGTTTTTCCTGCAGGTAATCTGATACCAAGTAGTTTTAATACATCAGTAACAGCGTTAGTAAAGTCTTGTTGGGTTTCTAAACCATTATTTCTAAGAAATATCTGTTGAGGGGTATCAACAATATCACCAAATTTTTTGTAATCGCTACTAAATCTTGCAGAAACGTTAGCGTATTGCCCTAAAATTCGTTCTGCTCTAGCAGCACTACCAGGAAGATTAACCCATTTGCCTGGATTTTTAACACCAAGTTCTTTCATGGCGGTTTCCATGACTTCATTGGTCATTAAATCTTCTGTTGGGCGAAGATATCCACCACTTAAACCAGCAGTTCTTGCTTGAGATGAAGCAAGTGCGTCAAAACCTAACGGATTATATACAAAAAGTTCTTTAATAGATTCAATATCTGAATCATCTAAACCTCTAGTACCAGGAATATGTTTACCTAAACCTTGGTTTATTTTTAATCTATCTAACGCAAGAGCAAACAACCTAGTTGACAATGCTTTTTTCTGAGCATCAAAATTTTCAGGAAATTCTTCTTCAATTGCTTTTTGAAGAGCAATACGTTCTTCATTACTAATCATATTTTGTATTTTAAATACGTGTTCACCTGTAAGGGACAAGCCTTCTGGTTTACCTTTAGCAGCAGCAAGTAATTTAACGGCTGTTCTTCCTGTGCCACGTAAAAAATTGTACATAACTTCTTTAGGTGCATAAAGAGTGAACAAAAATAGTTCATCTATTGTTGCACGAATACCAAGTTTAGGGGCAAGAGTTAATAAAGTCCAAGCATTAGTGTATTGAGAAACTGCTTGACCATTAATAATTACACCTAAACGACGCAATCCGTTAAAAACTCTGGCATTATCTGATTTAAGTTCAGCAATTTTAAGCCAATCTAGTTGACTAATTGCTGGTGTAAATTGAAAGTTATGTAAAGGTGATTGAACTTTTACTTTATCAAACTCAGCACCTAGTTCAGAACCTATTCTTGCTAAATCACTTACTTCTAAATTTTTAGGAATGTCAAGAATATTACCTGTAGCAAAAGTTCCTAAGCCACCAAATTTTTCTTGAAGTATTGTTTCAATAATGGTAGAGCCACCAGGGGTAGCACCTAAACCACTGCTATATAAAACATCTGTGTATAAACCTCTAAGAAGAACTATTCTGTCATATTCTTTTAAGTCAGCAAACCTTTGAGTTAATACTGCTGCTTCTTCTTTAGGTAAAACTAAACGTGCTGTGTCTCTAAAAGTATTTAATGTTTCCCCAACCATATCATCATTTGTAAAGATTGGTCGACCAAGTGGTGCACGTGATGCAAGTTTATTTACTTTTGAAGAAAATGATTTCATTTGAGTTGCAGCAAATATAAACAATGGGTCAGATTGTCTTAAATCAGCAATACGCGCTGCTGCTTTGGAAATATCTGTTCCAACATCAATGTACTTACCTTCAAGATAGGCTGTGTCAACAACGTTATCTGTTTTTTGAATTGCTTCGAAAAGGTTAACATCTGTTGTACCTTTAAGTCTGCTGCTAAATATGTCACCAATTGATTTACGAATTGAGTTAGCCCACAATGAAGACTTAGTTGCGGTAACAACATTATTAGTTCTGTAAAATATCATGCTGTTAGATTTGCCACTAAATAAATATTTAGTATGTTCTGCATTAAGAAAATATTGGGCTGCAGTATCAGCATCTTCAATATATTTATTTGGACCTATTTTGCTATAGTTAGGATAAATTTCACCAAAAGCAAGTTTACGAACAATAGCATCATTATTATATGCGGGATAATTTTGACCAATAGCAGTCATAACTCTTGCTCTAGTTTCTGGGGTACCTTCTCGATATTGTTTTAACAAAGGCCCAAGACCAGGAGTTGAACCAGGTATGCCGTTCCATACTTTTCTAACTTCATCAAATTCAAATACTTTAGAAACTGCTAATTCAGGTGCAATACCTTTTTTCCACAGTTGCCCATAAACAGCACCTTTATTAATAATAGGTGCTTTAGGTTGTAAATTTTCTTTTAAAGTCATTTTAGCAAGAGCACCAACACGTTGCCCTGCTGGAACACTTTTAACTATTGCTTTACCTGCAGCCCAGGCACCAGCAGTTGCCCAAGTTAAAGGGTCTGCAATTATTTGAAACGTTAAATCATACGCTCCAGAAATTCTGTCAAAAATCTTTTCTTCAATAAGTGGTGCATCAGGTGATAAACGCATTTGTTTTCTGGCAACTTCTCTACCAGGACTTACTTGTGCTCTACGATAATCACCAAGAATGTCAGCGAAGTCTTCAGGGTTTTCTTGCATAAAAGATAAAGCACGTTCAATTTCAGGTGTTACCCCACCTGCTTCTTCAATTACTCGACCAGGTGTCCATCCTGTTACTAAACCTTTTGCTAAAGCAGACATACCTGGACCGTATGTTTCTTCTAATTTTTTTGTATATTCTACGTTCCATATACGTTTACCATCCCAGTCATCAGACCAGAAGTTAAGCATGCTTGGTGTGTATTGACCTGTTTGCTTAGCATAAGCAAGTGTTCCACCAACAGTTCCAGTTAATGCTTGGCTGTAACCTTGCAATAGTTTCATTGCACCAGTAAAAGGTGATTGAACTACTGTTTTAGCAATGGAACCTAGTGCTCCCAGTATTGTCCAGTTACTTGGTTTGTTTAAATAATCTGGGTTATCAAAAACATTCTTTAATGCTTCTTGAACACCATCATCAAGTTTAAGAAATTCTTCATTGGCTTCTTTGTTTTCCATTTTAAGTAATTCTCTATGTTTGTCATAGAGTTTACTCCAAGTGTTAATTTGTTGTAAATCTTGTTGAGGTAAATTAGCGCGATAAGAGGCTACTGCTAATTCTGGTAAGTATTGGTTACCACTAGGGCTAAAAGGTTCTGGTGGATTCCATCCTGGGATTCGAGACATTAATACCCGAAACCTTTGCCTTGACCTTCCATTGCCATAAAAATATCAGCAACACCTGCAATATCTTGTACTTCTGGTTTACTTAACATTTCACTTGCAACTGTTGCAGGGGTTCTTTGATTACTTGGTGGTAAATTAATAAAATTTGGTCCTGGACCAAAAGGCATACCAGCAGTTTGAGGTTCATCAAATCTTTCAGATGGTGCAGTAAGTTGAGTGATTGGGGATGTTGCAGCGTAAGAAGAAATAGGTTTAGACATACCACCACGTCCACTGCCAACCATATTTGGAGTTTGACCAGCCATGTCTGCACCTTGTTGAAGACCTAAAAGTTCTTGACCTTCACCATAAGAACCACCAGCCATGTATCTTGCTGGTTGTCTAGAAACATTTAAATCAGTTCTTTTGGAATTACTACCAGGACCTGATATTTGTTCTCTAATTGCCATTAATCTTCGTCCTCATCAAATTCTTTATCGTCTAGTTGAATGTGTGCTGCGTCTAGCATTCCTTTAAGTTTCCAATTTGGAGACTTACCGTCATCTATTACGTGCAAAAAATATTTTCCTTCAGAATTAATCATTTCAACAACTGTTATGACGGCTGTTGCCATACCACCCAATGGGTGTAGGTCTTGCACAAAGCCATTTAACGAATCTTGAAACATTTTTACGTAATCAGATTGTGTACGCTTTGCCATTTTATCCCGCTAACTGTCCCATAATTCCTGCTAAATCTGGAGGTAGGGCTCCAGCAGGACCACCAGCGGGAGCGCTTGGAGGGGACGGTTGCGCTACAACCTGCTGTGAAGGAGCGGCAGCCTCTGCTGGAGTAGGTTGTTGAGGTTCAAATGCTTGCTTAACAGAATCTTCAATAGAAATACCATTGCGGCGTTTATCAATTATATCAGCAAATTTACCTAACAAAACAGAAACATCTTGTCCTGTAGCAATCATTTCAGGAATTGCACCAGCAGCAGCGTTAACTGCACGATTCAAATTATCACGCATCTTTTGTATGTCAATGCGTTCTTGTTCTTTACTTACGTTAACAGACCATGGTAATTCACTCATTACAAATTCTTTAGATACAAGGTCCCCGCCTAGGGCTTGTAGTGAAAAGATTAATGCACGAGATGGGTCAAGTCCTGCCATTAAACCGTAGCGAACTTCTACAGTGTAATCGCCTTTAATGTCTTTAGTTGGATTGTATTTAAGTTCATAAGGTGAACCATCATTGTATCCGCGAACGTTCTTATCAAATGGGAAAATCTTTTCATCAATGCGTAAACATAGACTTAATACGTCTTCAAATGTTTGAGTAAATATTTGTTGGCTTGCTTTGATTTGTGAATCAAAAGCACCAAGTAACGCTTGGACGCCTTGACCAGTAATGATGCTGGCATCAATGTTGCCAGTTCTACCTTCTGGATAACGTGCGCCCAAACGCATTTCCTGTTGCAACACTGCCTGTTCAGTAAATGCTGCGTTTGGTAAATCTAAACCGACTCTTCTAATTAGTTGAGGGTTTTGACTTCTCAAAACTGCGTCGGGACCAAATGCTAATTCTTGAACATCGTTAGGCAATGCCAACGGAGCCTGAACAGATTTCTCTGCTGCTTCTAATGCTAGTAAAGAAAAACGTGCACGAGCAAGTTGCACCCAAACAACATCATCAAACTGTCCACGTGGTTCTTCATCAATACTTGCACGACGTGCAACACGCACCATGATTTCACCAAGAGGGTTAGGTGTGCGTTTTAAAACAAGATTAGTTCTTTCAGGAAGATACAAAAGAATTTGGTCGTCATCTTCGTAACGAACCATTTCAAGTAACGAATACAAATCAGTCATATCACGACCCATAGGTCCAATGATTTGATTTTCGTATTCAGGGAACTCTGCAATTAACTCTGCAATAGTTTTAACATATCTACGTGCGTAAGAAGTTACGCGACCAAAACGGTCAAACTCTGGGTATGCACCCAGAGGGTTATCGACACGGATGCGGGGCTGATTATCTTTAACATCTAATTCTACGACGATTGGCAAAAAGCCATATGTAAGAAACCAGTCAGCCCCTGTATACATCTGTGTCTGCAGCCGTGATGATTGAGCATAAAAATTTACAATCATGCTGCGTTTATCTGCCTGCGCCTTAGCACGGTCAGAATTTATGTTAACTGTTGCACAGTTAAAACTAGGGAGAGGGGCAAGTACTTCTGCTAAATCTCGTGCTGCAACATCGATGAAGTTAGCAATCATTGGTGAAGGCATACCTTCAGGGAAAAAGTCTGGATAAACGTTAGATATTTCGCCACGACGAACAGACAAAACATTTGCCATACGCACATCGCGACCTTGGTTACGACGCTTTAACGCCTCAACCTTATCTGCAATTTGTTGCACATCAAGTGCCATTCAAACTCCTATAAATATTGTTCACTGTGCTGCGCCGCAGCCAGTTCATCTAAATTCACAACACCACGTTGAGAAATGTTTTTCTTAGTTGCATAACGATTATATGAATGATTCTGCATATAACCTGATTGTTGAATTAATTCTTTAAAACGAATCTCGGCAAACCATAAAGCCATAACGCAATCAGTTTTTTGAGACTTTTTAGCACTAGGGTCCCAAGTAATTAACTGCTCAATAAGAGCCTTAACATGCTCATTACCTTCAGTACTTGGAAGTTTAAGAAGATTATCTTTTTGGAACTTACCATCACGTTCAGTGCCAAACAAAGGAGCCATAGATGCTACACCAAAAGATTCATCCCACTTATTCTTACCAGTGAAATGGGGTCTTAACTGAACACCACGAGAACCAAGCCATTGGTTAAGTTCAGTGTCTAAAGCATAAGATTTTTGGTGGGCGTTAATTTCTATACGCAACTCGTTAGGCTGATACTTAACAGTCCAGTCTTCAAACAGACTTCGAATTTTTTGAGGATTAGGGTCAACCATGTTACAAACATCAAGAATCCAACGCTCATGAGTATCCCTATCAAAAGCAACACACACAGCAGCAGTGTTACCAGTCATAGCAGGGTCAACACCTATAACGGTGTAATAGTTACCACGCTCATAAGGATGACCTGGGGCACCAAACTTTAAAATACCAACTTTGCGTCTACCATCAATAGAACCTTGAACAAGGACAGGGCGAAAGATTGAGTCTTCCTGAATGTCTTGTTGTTGATAAACCAAAGCCCAAGTACTAGGAGTCACTTCACCGCGCCGACGATACAGGGCTGGACCGTCCCACTTAGTATAAAAACCATCAGCATCAGGTTCTTTAGAACCAGACTTTTGGTCAGTCTTATTCCACAAAGTAACCCAATCATGGGTATCCTCAGCGAACTCTAAAACTGCTGGCATAGCAAAATAAGTAAACGGAGACCTACCATTAGACCAATGTTTAGGATTACGAATCTCACGATAAAGGTCATTAGCAGCAAAACGTGTACCCAACACCAGAAGCACACCCTCATCATCTAGACGAGTAATAACTTCTTTCTGAATCCACTCAAGTTGTTTTTCCCACTCATGGGCATTAGCACCAGTCACACAATCATCAAGAATAATCAAGTTAGCGCGGGCACCATACACTTGACCACCAATACCCAAAGCCTGAACAGTAGGGTCTTTTTCGGTAGAGTTACGTGAAAGGGTAATCGCGTTGGCTTTCCAAGAATCAGCATCCTCACGCCACCCACCAGGAGGAGCATAAGTAGCCTGCATCTTAGCCCACATAGGATGAGTCAAACGTTGCTTAATAGAATAAACAAACTCCTGAGCCTTAGTCAGGGTTTTAGAAATAACAATAATACGAGTATTGTCAGGGTCCATACAAATCTTGTAAGTAGAATAATTAACGGTAATCGTAGTCGACTTAGCATGCTCAGGGGGCACATTAATTAACAAACGAGTCTTATCATCAGAAGGCTCATACGTCATAGACGGATGCAACCAAGAAGGCGGGCGACCCTCCAAAACATCAACCCAATTCTGCTGATGAGGAAACACCTGACTGTTCAAAAAATTTTTAGAAAACTCAGAAAACTCAAAAGAAAACTTGTCGCCACTTAAATCCCTAGTAGCACCCTCTTGCTTGGCATCTTCTAAAGCAGAGGCAAACTTAGCATCCCTAGACAACCACTGGCGCAAGGTGCCCTCTTGGCGCCCCACAAGACCCATTGCTTGCTTAACACTAATGCCATCCCTAACATGAGACAACACTTTACTCTTAGCCTCAACAGTGTCCTTAATTAAAGGATGCTGGGCACCAGACTGAAACTTTGCCATAAAACAGACGCCCCCGCATTAATAAACGTTAACTGTGTAACAACTAAATATACGCTACTGTAACAACTCAAATACTATATACGGACGAGCCCCTTTAGGGGGCTCGTACAGTAAACCAGGTTCGGGGTCTAAAAGACCCCTCACTATATACTAATCCGTCCAAAATACAAAAACGGACAACACTTAACCAAAATGTTATAAACGTTACCAAAACGTTACACAAAACCATACATATCCCCCAGTAACTGTAACAAAAATACATAATTAGCCTATACATACGACAGTCGTACGTCGGTTAAAAACCCTGGGGTTGCTCGCTACGCTCACAACCCTGCCGCCTACGGCGGCCCACCGCTACGCGGTGCAGGGTTTTTGCAGACGCAAGTCCTCGCAGCCACTGCGTGGCATACTCAGACTTGCCCAACGTAACCATAACTATGCTGCCCTGGCAGAAGTCAGGTTGTCTGTTTGGGTGTGACTGGTTCTATCGGTTCCTGTTGGCAAGAAGTGCGAGATGGTGACTGGCTACTGCTCTTTGTCATAAATGCCAAAGAGGCAGATAGCCTCTGTGAAAGGATGACAACATCATGGCGTTCAGTGCAACAGCAGTTAAGGGCAGTATCTCATTCCCAGATGAGAAGCGTGCAGCCATTTCTATTAATGGTTCTACACAAAAATGGTCAAGCAACGGTACTCCGTATACTCAAATGGGTTATGAGTATGTGACTAGCAATAATCCTGTAATCGTTAACAGATTAAAGGAATTGGTTGATTCAGGCTTGGCTGAGCCAATCCTGAATAGTAAAGGTCAAACTCGATATGTTGCAGATTTTGCAGAAATCGTGTTCGAACCTGTTATGGAACGTGTTGCTAAAGGTTCAGATAAGTCTCCTCGTACCTTTAGAAACATTGTTGATTTCCAGGTGGCTTTGGAAGTTCAAGACCATAACTAATTAGGGCTAAACCTACACGTCTCGCAGCAAGCGCTCGCGGCGTGTAGGTTTAAATCTTCCAGACTGGTGTCACGAGTGATTACTTCGGTCCGCCGTTATACAGCGTAATTTTGTAAACAAAATTCCGCGTTATGTAAACGGCTCTAGTAGTACCCGCCAAGCCTAATCGGCTGGTCTTGCTCGTCAAATCAATGATTATAACGATTTGGAGAACTTTTTCCAAAAACGGGAAAAACTTGCACCAAATTGTTATAATCAACTACATGATTTGACAAGACTGCAACCAACCGATTGGTCTTGGCTTTATAATTACCAAATCGGTAGTTATAAGAAAAGGAGTAAAGATGTCTTGGTATCCAACACAAACCAATGCTCTGTATGTTACAGAAGACATTGAGCAAAAGTCCACAGAATATGTGGACTCTGAAGGTCGTCACTTCATCGATGTTGATGATGTAGTTTCCGACCATAAAACAGTTAACGGCTACGTTACTGTTGATGAGGATTCTGGCTTGCCTATCTATAATCCAGAACCTCAAGAAGAAACAACAGACACAAGAGTCAAGGACTCTTGGTCTAGTATCGTTGACAGGTTCTCTGTCCACGATTTAATGAATATGCATTATGAAATAGATATCGTGTATCCAACCAAAAAGGTTTTATATCACGATTCTTACTATCTGCTATATGCTAACCAAGTTAATTCTGCAAGAGCAGCAGAATTACGTAAATCTTGGTTAGCAAATATATCAGATTATCATGCACCTTATGTTAACTCTAATGGTGTGCAAATTGGCTCACACAAGGTTAGCCAAGATATTGCAGCAAAGTGGGGCTTGGTCGTCGCCTAGCCCCAACACAAACTAGCAGGGCTGGCTTCGGTCAGCCTTGCTAGTTTTATTTTTTTAAAAAAAATCCGTTGCCTCCTTCGTCAGCCCAAAGTCGGGCATGACTCAGTCGGCGCTATCGCCAGAAAGGTTAACAATGTTATATCACCAAGTTATGGTTAGCGTTGGTTTTTTACAATGTTTGCCCAACACAAACCCCGCCCTTCTGTATGGCATGGTCGGCAAGAAGTTCACCAGCCTTCTTTCCTGCGGAAAGGCTGGTTCACACAGAGAGGATTGCCGTGGCTACTAGGTATGTTGATGCGTTGATTGCGTTTGCGTATTTTTCGGTGGTGTTTTTTGGTACAATGTATGTAAAGGGTCCGAAACTATTTAAAAGGAGAAGTAAATGAGTTTAGATAAAGAGTACATATTGTTGTCTGCTATTCGTAGTAAGGTTGACCAGATGGCTGCGTTGATGGATGAGACTCCGTTGTGGTCTGCTGATTTGGATACTGATTACGGTGTTGGTGATATTGATGCGTGTCTTGGTTTGGCTGGGTTGCAACTGGCTCGTGCATCAATGTTGATTGCTGCTCGTATTGATGAGATTTTGGATATTAAGCAATCTGAGTGGCGTGAGATTGGTCAAGCAGAGATGGATGCGGCACGATGAGTCACACTATCAATGTGCCTAAACCGTTTCCTATGGATACACCTGAGCAGCAGGCTCAGGCTATGTTGAATTATTTTACGCACCATTTTGCTAGTCAAGATGGTGAGATTAGGTGTGTGGAATGTGATTGTAGGTCTACGCATAAGGCTTCTCATTATCCGTGTGGTGAGGAACCACCTAGGATGTTGAGAACTTTGGATGATGATGGCAAGATTATTTCGGAGGTAGTTGTATGAGTAAGTGTGCTATTTGTATCACTGAAATTAATCTTGATGATGAAGGCGGACATATCTATCCTGATGGTGCTGTAGTATGCGCTACCTGTGAAGAATATTTGAGGAGAGTAAATGGGTGGGACTTTGGAGTTAAAAATATTGCCACACGAAATGGGTAACATTGCTTTCTATTTTACATGCAATGTTATTGATAACGTGCAAAATAAGGCTGATTGGGATGGCGACTACAAGTGGGGTAAAGAGGACGCTTCGGAGTTGCTGGTTTCTGCTATGGATATCACTCGCACTATGAGTGATGAGGCATGGTTGCAAATCAAATCTGAACTGTTATCTAGATACAAGGGGATACGATGAGTAAAGAGTTAACTGATGCAGAGAAGATTTCCAGATTGCGTAGTAATCTTGCAACTAGGGCAGCGCATACTATTAAAAACAAATACATTGATGAGTATCAAGAGGTGTATTATAGTTTGCTAGATGAGTATGGGCTGGCACCTAGTACCAAGGTTAAACATATGCAAGTGTTGTGGAATGAGAACAAGAAGTTGAAACAAATGTTAAAACAAATGTCTGCTCAAGGTAAAGTAGAAGTTATTGAGTTTGAGGATGATAGAAGTTGGAATTATCCTAAGCCTAAAGAACAAGAGGAGGACTAATGTATTGGGGTGACTGGTTGGCAATAGGAATATTGTTTACTGTTGCATCTTTTCTACTTGGCATGATATATCAAAGCAGACAACAATGAGTAGATTAAATGTTGACATTGATACTGCACGTAAGAATCTGAACAGCCACGATTGGAAGGCTGTTGATATGCATGATTCTTTGTGCAAAAAATGTAATGGTTCTATTCTTAACGTGACTTTAGTGTTTACATGTGATGAACTAAGTGATAAAGTTTCTAAATAACGATGTCCCTGACACGCAAGTGAGCAGGAGCCTCTAAGTTATTTAGATTAGTTGATGATATCTAAGGCAATAACACACAATCATTTCCCCTGTGTGTTAGGGAAACCATACTAGCAATGTCATCAACAAGCCCTGCCTGGTTAACGCTAGGCAGGGCTTTACTAACTAAAGGAGAAACAAGCATGGCAAGTAAAGGAATAAATATCAAGGTGTCTAAAGATAAACTTGTGACAGCCTTGAAAGAAAAACTAAGTGAAGTGCATAGTAACCAAGCACTTTATGAGGCAGGAGTTGAAACACATAAAGATAATTGGAAAAATTATGAAGAAGCAATTAAGAAGATTGCTCTCAAAAATCTTGACTCAGTTACTGATGTGACTCAAAGTAGATGGCAATCTGATGATGACTTTACTGTGTTTGAGATTAAAGTAAAAATCGATAACACTAAGTTGCCAACAGAACCTAAAGAACCAACGCCTCCCTACAAGGGTGGTCGTGGATATGGCAGAAACTATGTGAGCAACGACTATGATGACATTGTTGCTGATATAACTAATGCTATTCGTATGCTTGAGTTGTCTGATGAAGATGTTGTTTCAACAGCAACTTACGCTTCAGTATCAAGATATCTATAAGGAAAATGTATGCATAATCTAGAACAGATAAACGGTGAGACAGCATTCGTTGCTTACCGCAAACCAGGATGGCATGGACTAGGACAAGTAGTTGAAGAAGAACTAACTGCCGAGTCTGCTATCAAGAAAGCAATGCTTGATTGGGAAGTAGAACTACATCCCATTTATTCAAGTGTGATGAGTAATGATGGTGTTGAAGTTGTGCCTGTTGAGGACAAGTTCGCAGTCATCCGTAAACATCCATTGCTTGGTGAACGTGATGCGTTAGGTGTTGTTGGTACAAGATACACACCTATTCAGAACAAGGAAGTGTTTAACTTTCTTGATGCGCTAGTTGATAGTGGTTCATCATATGAAACTGCTGGTTCAATTGATGGTGGTAAAAAGATATTCATCACCATGCGTATGCCTAACGGTATCCTTGTGGGTGGTAAAGATAAATCAGATATGTATATCTTTGCAACCACATCACATGATGGTTCATTCAGTATGAATGTTTCACTAACTGCAGTACGTGTGGTGTGTCAAAACACTTGGCGTATGGCACGTCGTGCATCACAATACAAGCACACCATCAGACATACTGCTAACAGTAATAAATCTATTGCGCAAGCAAGAGATGTTATGCAGTTCTCGTTTCAGTATGGTGGTTTCTTACAAGAACAAGCAGATAAATTAATCAACACTCCTGTGCACCCACATGATGTAGATACATTCTTATCTCATTTGTTTCCTATCCCAGCAGATATTGCTGGTGCTATAGGTAAGCGACCATTAGAAAAAAATGAGTTAAAGGTTATTACAATGCTGGATACTAAGAAAGATACAATTAAAAACTTGTATCTTAATTCTCCAGGTCAACAAATGCTAGACACTAATGCTTGGCGTTTGTTTAACTCTGTTACTGAGTATGCTGATTACTATTCAACAGTGCGTGGTAGTGATACTCGTCGTGCTGAACGTGTGGTGTTAGCAGAGAGTGAAGTGTTAAAAGACCGTGCATTGGACTTACTTCTGCAATGATAGAAGTCTGGTGTCCTGCATGTAAAGGCTTGGGAATTATTCCCCAAGTATTAGTAATGAACATCGTGTGCCCTACCTGTAAAGGTAAGGGCACACTCAACAAAGGAGAGATACAAATGTCAGAAGAAGAAACAATAATCGCAACGGTCACACCGTTCGATGCAATACAGAAACAAATAGATACATTAAAGTCAGACCTTGATGCAGAACAAGTTCGTGCTAGAGGTTACCGCGACGAGATGTTTAAGTTGCGTAATACAGTGCACGAGTTCTTCAAAGACCAGTTCGATGGTGGAGATGAAGAGATAACTGTTCATCGTGATGAAGCCAACGAGTTACTTGGTGACATAGGTGCAGACCTATTGAAGCAAGAGTTCGAAGGTCGTGTAACTATTACTTATTCATTCACTGTTAAAGCAGAATCAGTAGAAGATGCAGAAGAGAAAGTCAAGAACGCTGTTGGCAGTCTTGAATATTCTATCGATGCTGATGCTGATGATGAAT